GAAGGTTGGTTCAATTGAATGCCCGAAGCATTCTTTGGATTGAATACATAATCACCGACAAACCGTTCAAGAATATTTGGATCAGATTCAGCAAAACCGCGCTCGACCGCAATCTTGATCTTTTCCCATGCAATGCACTTTTTTGGATAAGGGGCGCATATAACGTCCTTATCCGAACCAGGGTCAGATAAGGCAAGCATGAACAGGACATCCTTAGGTTCGAACCCAATGTCGGAGTCGATGAACAACATATGGGAAAAATACGGTCTCGTATCTTCGACGCCCTCGGGAGGTTCGGGTCCTACACGAGCCCGCATGAATTCATCACAACAATAATTTCGGCCACGTTGGATCAACGATTCATTGAACAAATAATGGACGTTTAGTGTGATCCCAATGTCCTTGCATACTTCAACGAGGTTCAACATACAGCGCGCATAGATTCCATTACACTGGCCTCCATACATTGGCGTGGCAACGAATAGTGATTTGCCTCGCAAATTTTCGAAGGGAATTTTGGCCTGAATGCCTACCTTGTCAGCAAGTTTCGGTGCAGTCGATACGGCGGTTTGCGTTTGGGGAAGTTTGATTTTTTTAGTCGCTTCTTCACGGCGGCGTTGTTTACGATTCATTCAACCTCTTTCGCTTTGGCTTCATTTAGATCATGCACATAGAGAGCCAAAATCGAATAATGGATCATCTTCAAAATATCCTTCCGATTATAACCTTCTTTCTTGCCATATCGTTTGGCATACTTGATTACATTACCAAGCGTAAAACCAATACCATGCCCAGCATCAATGATAATATCCGTAGCTTGATACGTGTCGCCCGCGTAATGTTGTTCGTAGGTGGCGTCGATATATCTGGAGATTTCGGCAATAAGGTTGTCTTCATTGAATTTGTAATCTATTGTATGAGGGATGATACGGAATGTTTTTTCATCAACTATGTCAGGGTATATCTCTTTGGTCATCTTCTTCTGTGTTCACATTGTCATCTTGGATATTTAGTTCAGAATCTTCTGTTTTTGTTTGCTCCCTTGGAATATTTTGGACTTCCAGGTAATAATTCTTCACTGCCACAACATATGGCACGCCAGGAAGTTTATTGTAGGTAACGTAATCTGAAAGTCCAAATTCAAGTTTGCGATAGTCTTGACCGTGGTAGCGATAGTAATGATGCGTCTCAAGATCGAGAATCACGTAGGTTGACGTGAGGGTTTCGAAAGTTATCTTGACAACGACACCCTTACCACGTCTGACCATTAGGCATCATCCTTGAGTTCGAATGAACCTTTGTTGGCCAAATCAATGGTCACGTCATCGAGCGTCAATTCGAGCTTGTTGAGAAGATTGTAGTTGGTCAATGCTGAGTTGATTGCGCCAGAATTTTTCAGGATGATCTTGTCTCGGAGGGTGGCACTATCTTCGAAAACATTTGTTTCGAGCACAAGACGATTGTCGCGGCTGCCCTTCGACACGTCAACAACGGTCAGAGTCCAACGAGTAGTCCATTTCTTTTCTTTTGCGTTACAGGTCATAGTTTGTCCTTGTGATAATATTGATGTATTACATGTTAATATTGTTGTATTTGATGACATGGCGAGATACCTATAGTAGTCATTTAAGTTGGTATTTGACCAAGTGATGATCACACCGTTAGTTGAGTTAGCGGGTCGCGTCCACGTCCCATCGGCCACATAAAAACTACCGCGAGATACGCCAGTACACCCCCAGCAGGTTCCCATACCTCCACAATTACATGACGCTCCTAAATATGAACCCCCGCCAGCTAATCCAGCGCCGCCGCAAGTGTGACCAGCGAGGTTATTTCTTGCACAATCAGAATGATCGCCGCTTCCACAATTTGAACTACAGTAGCAATTCGTCTGAGGGTTATAAAACCTTAATTTAATTGTTTCGATTTTCGTTTCTCCTTTTTCATCCATCGCTTGACTTTCTCCCGCTCATACCAATCAACTACTTCGAAAAATCTACCACCATCTAAATGTTCAACTTCGTGTTGGACTATGCGGGCAGTGATGCCAGTGTATTTGTTAGTATCGGTCTGGCCATTTGGGTATGTGAAACGTACTCGTATTGATATTGGACGCGTGACTTTGACAATAAGTCCAGGGTATGTCAGACACCCTTCCTCAAGCGTGACTGTCTCTTGGGAAAAGTCCACGATGTGAGGATTGAACATGACTGTGATTGGATTGGTTGCCACAGCACAGACGCGCCACGGATAGCCAAGCTGGTTGCTTGCAATGCCGATTCCATCCTTGGCCATCATGGTTCGGGCAAGATGATCGGCAAACTTCACAGGGTCATAAGGGGGATTATTGAAGTCAAATTCTTCTGTCGGTGTTCGTAACACAGAATCAGAGTAATGAACTAAAGTCTCCGTTAACCCAGGTAGTTCTTGCGTTTGCATGTTCTATTCTCACGAGGTAGTATGGCTTTCGCAACCTATCCATTTCATTCATCATATTTAGGGAACCACTTGAATAGCCATCCCAAATAATAATAGCAACGTCGCAATATTCAGCCATTTGTCTATTACGAATTGCGCCAGCCGCCTTGCCGTATTTATTCCAGTCGGCGGGGAAGTCTTTGACTGTGACGTTGATGGATTTGGCGAAGTTCTCGCCGCTGGTATCAACACCACGCGCCTTGCCTGAGACGACTTCGGTCAGAAGTTCTGTATTAATCTGAGACTTTTCACAAATTCTGGTGATAGTTTTGGGAGGAATTTTAAGACTTCGCGAGCCTGCAATGACAAGCTTCATAGTCCTAACAGATGTTTCTCCCAAGCCGACAGTTCGCGTGGCTTCGGTTTAGTGCCATAAATGTATCCATGATCCTTGTAATGAATACGAATCAGGTAATCTACGTCGGTTGGTTCAACCTCCAGAACTTCATATAAGACTGTGCCACTTAAAGTTTGAAATGGCGATACAAAATCCCTTGGTTTTAGATCGCCCCACTTACTCAGATACTTGCTATGATCCTTGTTTACGCCATCAAGTATCCAATGGATATAGACTACTTTACCGTCCTCGGTCAGCTTAAACATATCATCCACTTGTCACACAGTCTCCAAAATCTTGCTAAAGGCTTTCTTCTTCTCAAACTTTATCACCGTGTCGAACTTATCGGATATCGCATCGGTGTTGTGACTGATGATCAGGATATTGGTATCCGTCATTGCATTGATGATGTTCATGAAGTCGTCGCGGCCATCCTGATCGAGCGCACTATCCAAAATTTCATCGAAGATCAGCAAATTGGAATGGGCACTCTGACGGATGCGGGCGATGTTGCGCCATGCAAACATGATCGCCAGATTGATACGCTTCTTTTCACCTTCCGAATGTGAGTAGTAGGAGTTTTTGTCGTTGTTGATGCCGCCAATGACTTCCTCGAAATTTTCATCAAGATTGAAGTCCACAAATAGATTCATTTGCCCGAGATATTGTTTGATGATCTTGTTCATGATCGGAATGTATTGACGGATGATCAGAGTCTTGATGCCGCCGTCCTTGAGCAACGTCGAGGCCACGTTGAGAACTTCACGCTCGTCCAGCATCGCAGCTTTGCGGGTATTTGCATCGGCCAGTTGTTTCTTAAAGTCTTCATGCAGAGATGTGTCGATATTTACATATTTTTCCTTGAGACCGCCTAAGTCGATTTCGTAAGCTTCTTTGAGGGTTTTGATAGAGTTCAGTTCAAGAGCTACCTTGGCTCTCCATGTCTTGTAATTTTTAATAGTCGTGATAATTTTCTCACGTTCATCCAATTTTGTCTGGGTTGTCTTGAGCTTCTTTTCGCATTTTTCTATGATATTAACTGCCGTATCGATCATCTGATTGCGGGTCGCAATCTCGCCATTCTTGAAGTCTTCCGATATATTTTGGGCACATGTTGGGCATTGACAAGCGTCCATAAAGAACGCTCGTTCCTTCTCCCATTTGGCAATCAACTTCTTTTGCTTATTCGTGTGTTTGATGCATTTGTCACGAATGCCAATATATTGGTCGAAATGCAGAAGCTGTTCCTCAGTGGCTTCAATCGATTTGTCAATGTCAGTGATGGCTTCTTTTTCAATCCATGCGCGATCTTCTTGCTGTTTGATCTTGGCCTTGAGTTCGTTAGCACGATCCTTGATATCGGTCTTGATTTCCTTCAAGTGGCTTTCGTGAAGTTCAAGGTTCGATGACACCAATCGAATGGTCTGCTCGATTGCGTTCAGTTCGTCCTTGTTGGTCGTGACACGTTCTTTCAGGATATTGTTCATGGCACTGAACACTTGTAGGTCCAGCAAGTCCTCGACAACAGTGCGCCGTTGCAGGGCAGGTAGTTCCATGAACGGCACATAAGTCGCCGTGCCCAGAATGATGATCTGGCAGAAGCTTTTGTAATTGATCTTGAGGATATTGTTTTCGAGATACGCCTGATAATCCTTCGACATGCTATCCTGACGGATCAGTTCACCGTTCTCGAAGATTTCAAAGACATTGGGTTTGATGCCGCGACGGATCAGGAAGTGGCGCTTACCGATATCGAATTCGATTTCGACAAGGGTATTCTTGTCGGTCAAGCGGTTGGTCAGTGCTGGTTTGTTGATGTTACGATAGGGCTTGCCGAACAATGCAAACGTTATCGCATCGATCAATACCGATTTGCCACTTCCTGATTTTCCTACGATCAGTGTCTTGTTGTATTGGTCGAGGCGAACTTCTGTCGTATAATTGCCATACGACATGAAGTTAGCCCAAGATATTCTATTGAATGTAATCAAAATGCGTCTTCTATCGCCATGATAAGTTTTTGGATATTGGCTCGGTAGAGACCAGAACTATTGATGTTATTGATTTCGACAATCTTGTAACCATTCGGTGTATCAGCTATGTCGAGACAGTAAGTATTGATATCATGCATTTGTTCAACGCGTTGTAGTGCGTAATTTCGTGCTAAGAGGGGCACAACACCTGCATAGGAGACTTGATCGCCAAGCTTATAGGGAGAGCACGTAATCATACGGCCATTGACGATCCAAAAGCGATACTCAGCATAGATAGTCTTTGGTTTAGCGATGACTAATTTACTTGTCCATTCAGCGCCGCCGCCAGTTAGATCACCATCACTAATTATTACCCTTGCCCATTCCAGAAGTTCATTGCGAGACATAATTGAGCCTTTAATGAATTTAGAATCATCTGTTGGCCGAATGAAGTTTGTCTCATAGAGAGGAATGTCATCATTATAGATATCTACAAAAGTGGCTATCGCAGCATCATGATTGAGCATATGATTACGCCAGACACAACGCTGAAACAGAAAGTCATAGTTGTCTAACGGAATGCACCCTGGATACCAACCATTATTGCGGCAAGTTTTCATCATCGAAAGCGAACCGTAGCACCAGACTTTCTGGTCGCCAAGATCGGGCTCGGGAATGAGTTCGCCTGAGAAGGGCACGACCTTATGGATCGAGTGGCGAATTTTCAATCGCTCTAACTGAGCGATGACTTCGTTCCATTGTTCTTCATGGCCAACGTTTTCTTGGACTAACCAGTGCATCAGAGTTGAATCTTCGTTAGTTCATCGGTGCCATACAATGCAAACGTTATCGCATCGATCAATACCGATTTGCCACTTCCTGATTTTCCTACGATCAATGTCTTGTTAAATTGGTCGAGGCGAACTTCTGTTGGATAGTTTCCATACGACATGAAATTCGACCATCTAATGGTGTTAAAAGTTATCAATTTTTCAACCGTTTTTCACTATTTCTCAATTTAGCTTCTTCCGACCATTTTATGCCTTTTCGAGAGCTTGATTTTCTTGTTTTGGCAGCTTCACTTAATTTTTTTCTGTGCTCTATTGAAAATACCCTGCCTACGTTAGAACTTCGTAATTTTATTTTGGTTTCTTCCGTAAGTGTTTTACCAAAACGTGGATGTTGTGAAATGTCATAACTTTCACACTTTGACCAATGGTTTTCTCGTAATTTTTGTTTGTGTTCTTCTGTAAATTCCCTACTAATTCCCTTCAATTTATCGCTTATTTTTTGTCGGGTCTCTGATGAATGAGACTTTCCTAAAAATGGGTGCGTATATCCATTTTTAGTCCAATGGTTTTCTCGTAATTTTTGTTTGTGTTCTTCTGTTAGATGTTGACCTTTAGAAGTCCAATTTGATTTTGACGTTGTAAATCTCAAATTGTAATAACATTGTTTTCGTTTTACACGTTTCAACCATTTTTCTTCGATTTCTAAAAGGGTGTTTCGGTCTGTAATTACACGTTCAACGATACGACGTTTGAAATCTTGCGGTCGTCTTCGGTAGGCGTCTCTCATGCGATTGGATGAACAAATATATCCATCATCCTCAGTTCCCCAATGAGAACCTATGTAATACATCTTTCGCTTGCGATCATACCAAATATAGACAAATCCAGACATTTAATACTCCAGTAACAATTACTGGAGTTATTTAGGCAACATCGAGTGCGGATTTATATAATTCTTGCAGAAGTGCGTTGATCTTCGGTTTCATTTCGTCCTTGACGCCAATAGTATCACAATACTTCGCGAGCAGGCCAATGGTGTCTTCAACTTGTAGGAGTTCAGCTTCATCGCCATCAAAGGCGAGGTGCCCAAGGTCTTCAATGACCTGGACCGACAACGGCTCGACGGCATCGAGCTTGTCGCGGAACGTCTCAAACCAGAAGGCGTTGTCTTTGTTTCGGACGACAACCCTGACGAATGACTTGCGATACTTTTCGAAGTCAACGTTGAGGACTTGATCCATGGACCTGTCCTTGTCGTCATACTCAATCCTATAGTATAGACTATATGGGTTCGGAATGAAAGTTAAATTGTGGGTTTCCAGGTCAAAAATATGGAAACCTTTAACATCGCCGTAGTCTCCCCACTCCATCTGGAAAGGACAGTTATGAACTACAGAATTATTGACTACAAAATTATGAGTGTCTTCTACTTCAATATCGTATAATTGACTTTCTTGTCCTGGTTTATCCCAATAGGTAAAATCAGTTATCAACTGTGCTGAGTATTCAAGTCTGTCGCTATCCAAAGAAATTTTTGGAATATGTCTATATTGTTTGGGCAACTTTATCACAAGTCTCCCATTATAGTCATATTCTTCCATGCAATGGGGAACATAAGGCGCGATCAATCCGAAAAAGATATCAAAATTCTCCTTACCATATCCAGATAGATAGAATCTGTTATTTCTCTTGTCTTCCACCATAGTAAGGTAGATATTGTATTTTTTAGCAAAAAATTTCTGAATCAGCACATTATCATCATACGAAAACCCTTGGGTATTGAGAGAAACACCACTTAAATACCTTTTACCATTCTTTGTTTGCCAGAGAACATTACCATCATCCAAATACCAAAACGCCAACGCAATATCATCTACCAATTCGAGAATATTCTTTACGCTTTTCTTCCCTTCTGGATATCCTATATCTCTCAAATATCCGAATTGAGGGGTTGACGTAATATTCCCCCTATAAACATCAATCACCTCTTTGTTATACCCACATTTCCTGTGCGATTTACTGATATTCCCATTCATAATTGAGCATTTATATGCCACGTAATCTTTCTGAAACTTGCTATGAGTAAAATGCAAAGTATTTTTAGTTATAGTAGCATCACCTAATAGTGTTCCAATTGCTACAGATATCTGTGTCGCATTTAACAACTTATTTTCTTTACGGATTGATACATCTTTTTCGGATGGATAACGCACCAAATACTTATTTTTTATAAGTCTCGCTTCTTCATACCTCCTTAGAGAAGGTTTCAAAATGTCGTCAACTATCATGCACGGATGATCTTCTGTGCAAATCAATTGCTTCTTACGGCTATTGTTGGATGAAAGAGATATCCATTTCTTAGTTCCATTATTAGGTTGAACTTTATGGGATATCACATTTTTCCATTGAAATTTGCCCTTAGAATCTAATGATAGGACTTTTCCAGAATACTTGTTGTCAACGATCCATTTTATGGATTTCAGTCCGTCTTCGGTTCTTACCATTCCCTTTCTGTGAATACAGCCAAGATAATGGATGTTGTTGTAGTCTGATTTGTGATGAAAATGTCCTGTCAAGACAGTTCGGAACTTTTCGAACTTTTCAGGACGTAGTGCGTCTTCGCGGCTATAGTAGGTGCCACGATGCACCTGAAAGCCATACAGTTCAAGATGCCCCATGCAGATATTGGCCTCAGAGTGCGCCAAAGCAGTCATTGTGGCCGTTTCATTGTCTCGGCATATCCATGGGCACAGGAACACAGGAACGCCGTCTATGACCGTCGTAGTGGCTTTGGTATACAGTTTAAAGTCAACATAGCGGTCCTGTAGCAACTCTTGCAGGGCGCTTAGTTGATTAGTGTCCTTGAAATACACGTCATGATTCCCTGCCAGCACATGAATATTCTGGACATGTTGCTGGAGTGGTTCAAGGAAGTCTGTTCTCAGACGATTGAGTGTGTTATAATTGATGAACTTACGGCGATCTACAAAATCACCCAGATGCACGACAGTCTTGATCTTATTCTGTTTAATGAACGGGAAGAAGATGTCGTCGTAGAAGGCTTTTTGGTGATCGAGGATGGCAGGATTATCATTACGGATACCAGCGTGGGTATCGGAAATTACGCATATTTTAGTCATTCAAATCCATTACTTCAAAAGGGAACTATTATATCACGTTTTTAGTTAGGGGTCAATAAACGCTTCCACACCTTTTTTAGAGTTTCGTTTCTCTTTTTCTTCAGCAAGCTTACGCTCGAAGTCTGCGATCAAAATGTCCGCCAGTTCATTTTCGGTGTCAGACTTGTAAGTGTTTGAATGAAGCTTGTTCAGTAGGTCCATTTCCTGCCGTCCCTTGAGCTTCTTGTATTGCTCATTTTTTTCAGTCTTGATCCGTCGAAAGAACGAGTTCTTAACGATCATTGTGAAGTAGGCATGAGGATTTTTATACTTCTCAGGATTAAACGATTTGATCCCATACTTGACACAATTTTCAACAGCATCGTTGATCATTTCCTCTTTCCATAACGATGAGTAACGATTGAACCTGTAGTATTTTGAAAATTCCTTGGCGATCTTGAGGATAGCTTCGCCTATGTAATTTGATGCCTGAGGTTCAGGTAGTCCTTTCTCCTTAGCTTCCTTGAGTTTTCGATGATACTTCAACATTTCCTCATGAAGTAACTTGTTGTCGATATATTTTGCCATTTGGTTCCTGAAAGTCCATAATTTCACTTGACTCAATGAAATCAATGGTGTAACATATAAAGTGTTGGAGGTGATTAGAAACCTCTAACATTCCCTTTAGATTGATTCATGAAATTTAGATAAACCGCTCGGACGAAACGTAGTGTAGTCCGATGGGCTTTAGCCCATTGATGATCCTCTAACAAACCTTAGAGTGACTCTAGCAAACCCTTCGGGTTTGTCTCGCCTTCGGCTCGATGTGGCTTTGAATTATGTAATGAGTCTTACGTTATCTAACGTCATGTAACTTACCTACCCCGCCATCAATGAATAATTGCGTCCAGTAGACAACAGCGGCCGTCAGTTTACAGAGTTGCTGCAAGGATGCATGTAGTCCGACATAGAAGTCTTGAGAATGATCGTTTCATTCGGTTTGTTCAGATTTCCCAACATTGTTGACACTTTTTGAATCTCAGCCATCTTGTTAGGTTCTATGTAGTTCTTAGAATATTCCACAGAGTTCTTGTAATAGTCTGCGATTTCTTCTGATACAGTCGTCATGGTGACGATGTGCATCGGGTTGAGATTGAGATTTGTCTCGGCTGTGAGAGTATACTTTGAGAGAAAGATACTTGACCTGCCACTTTCATTATCTTTGACTTCATCAACCACCAATGCATCCTTGACGATCACGTAGTCTTTTGTTTTTCGATGCAGACAGCAGAGGATTTCGTCGCCATTGACGAGTCGAAGGTGTAGTATTTTTGGTTTGGTCATTTTATCCCTACTAAAAACTGTTTATACTCGAATTTCTCCTTGATATACATGTCAACACGTTGAGTATAATGATCCATGGCATAGTTATACCAAGTTGTCTTGGCCCGTTTTGCTTTCCATGATAGATCATCGGCAATATCAAAGAGTGTGCAGTGTGTTTTACTGTCATCCAAACGCAAACCTCGCCCGATAGACTGCATAATCTTGATGCGCGCCTTCGATGGATTGGCGAAGATGATATTATGTATATTAGGGATGTTTACGCCTTCGCTGAAAACACCAGTGCTCGCCAATATGATAGATTCATTACCAGCAATGACAATTTGACGGATATCCTCACGATCATCACCTTTGATCTTGCCATGCACCAGATGGACAGGAATCTTTGCTTCTTTTTTGACAGCATCGTGAAGCGGTATACCGTGTTCCTCAATACGCGTAAAAAGGACCAAAGTATTGCCCTTGAGGCTGAGAGCCAAGTTCTTAATATAATTGTTCCGTCGCTTATAGTTTAGAAGGAACCTGATTTCATCCTGGTATTCGAATTGACTCGGCTTCGCCTTCTTCGCCTTGTAGCACGCTTCCCGAATTTCATCGGGATATGATAAAACCACACACTTGATCTTGAGAGGGGCAACATATCCAGCTTCCATCAATTCGTGCATTTTCTTGACGACAGTGATGGGACCGAACATACCGCGCAGAACCATTTCATTGGTGAGTGTCCCGTCGAGCGTGCCAGTAACACCTATCTTGTATTTAGGTTTAGTCGTCTTATGGATGATCTTCTTCAAGGAGTCGGCCTTGAAGGTATGGGCTTCGTCTCCGATGACTGCCGTGAATTGATCGAACCACTTTTGCGGTTGATTGACGATAGAATGATAAGTGGTGATGACAATATCCTTGCGGATATCCCGCGTGGCACCTTCCTTGATCATTTGTATCGTTTTACCGACCTTTTGATCTAAATCGTAGTCAATGAAATCCTTTGCCATCTGTGTCACGAGATTTATACGTGGACATATAATAAGCTTCTTGCCAGGGAGATATTGCGTCAGAAGATAGATGATCAATGACTTGCCTGAGGCAGTTGGGCAGAGGTACAGACCATGTCGCTCGCGTATCATGCGCACAAAGGCATCAATCTGGTAGTCTCTCGGCTGAAACTTGAGATTGAGTGATGCAATGAAGTCTTCGGCTTCTTTCAGCGAGAATTCAGTATGGTCGAACTGCGGGTCCTGGATTAGTTTGTAGTTCTGTTTCTTCGCATACTCTCTGAGTTGTGGTAACAGACCAATATAGAGCTTGCGTTCTTTCTGATTGAATAGTCGTATCTTACCATCCCATGGTCCATACTTGTAGGCAGGCATGTGCTGATAGTTAGGCACCATGAATGTAAAGAGGTTGCTTAGTTCCCTTGCTATCCCGTCGTCCGACTTAATGCGTAGGTAAACTTCATCGAGGTATTTGGCTTCAATCGTTGTCAAAATCTGGCAGGTCTTCTTTTACTACTTGATACAGTTCGTCAATAAATTCATAGGCGTTTATGATTACTCTATCACATTGATAGATGGTTTCTTCACATCGAACCTTATTATCAATCATGAAACGCATGACTATTTCGTATAGCTTCTGGTTATTGTCCATTCTGGAATTTGATAAACTCAATTGCATTTTTGATTAGGAAGGATCGTTGCAGGACTGTCTTCGCGATGTCCTTTAACAAGTCGAGCTTTTCGCGACTTGTGCTGATTTGTAGTGCGATTTTGGCAAGGTCAGGATCAGTGGCAAGGTAAGGTTCGACTGTCTTATCTGTCATGCGAGCGCCGCCCTCAGGTAACTTCCAGCCCTTTTCACGCGTCTCGGCCGTCTCGCCATAGCGATAGAATTCGAACTTCTGGACCTTTAGTTGGTCATAGTATTGTTGAGCTTTATTGAAGATTCGTTTTTCATCAATGTAGTATTTGTAGTATTTGCCGTGAAGAACATGAGTATTGAGAGATTCCATCGCCAAATTTGATGGATCAATTTTTGAATCTTTCTCCCATTCTTCGAAGATTTCGTCAAATGTCATTAGGACTCCCCATAACTGAATCCTGTATTATACTACATTTTAAGGGGATGGTAAAGTGGTTATGTTGTATTTTGTGAATTTAAATGTAGCAGAAGATGCTATTTCAGGCAGACCGTCTTCTGTTGTTGACAGTGTGAAGCCACTCAATGCTATGGGGAAGGCGTTTTTATACAGTATTTCTATGTTTGTATTCTTGATGTTCGTAGTAATGAGCACTGAGATATCCGAATATAGTCCATCGCCAGGGATCGTCTGTTTGGCAAGGTTGGCATACTGGTCATAGTTGTCGGGGTATCCGAGCCCGCAAATCCAATTGTAGAGTTCGACATAGTTTCGCAGGTCTTCGTCTACCTTGAAATTCAAAACCAAGTCATCATAGACGATGTGGTCCCCAGGAACAGGAACAGTGATAAATGGATTGGGTTGCGCGGCTGGCGGTAATTGCAGGGCAGGTATATTTACATTCTGGGTAAAGAATGTCGTCGTCGGCAACTTCTTCACGACGAATACAAATCCATCAGGTTGCAGGTAGTTGATATTGAGTGGCGTGCGATCAATAGCACTCATGACTTTATTTTACCCCGTCCAAGTATGAAACCTGTTGGTTCGGTTCCCTCAATAAGCATTTTAGTTTCATTAGTTAGGGGGTGTCTATACCACTTTTTATATCTATTATACGAAGGTTTCCCGCGATGTGGTGTTCCATATTTAGCTTTCTTTTCTTCAATAGTCATAGCTACATATCTGGCATTTATTCCTTTTTTCATGTTTTTGATATGTGTTTTGGATAACGTTCTTCCAATAAGAGATTTTTTGATACTCAGTTTATGCTGTTCACTAAGAGGCTTCCCTAATATTCCTTGTCTGGACTTTTCTATTGATTCTATGGTTCTACCTTTACAGTAAAACTTACCATCACCATTATGTTGATTATAGAACAACTTATGCTTTGCAGCATTTACTTTTTTTAGCAACACACTTTCCATTCTAATCATATCTTCATATTTCCCGATTGCTACTATCGTTTTTTTGAAATCGTCTGGTCGAAGCTTAATTTGTTCCATTACTAACTTACTTGAACAAATATATCCATCAGTAGTATGGCCTTTATGGGAACCAATATACAATTTTTGTGATATGGTATCTTCTATAATGTAAATGTATCCAGTCATTATTTCTCAAAATCTTGTTTGTATAGTTGCCGAAGGTTGTCACAACGAGACTTGTCAATGCCAGTTGCGCAAATTTCCTTGATCAGCTTCTTGTTCATGTGATGTGTGGTTTCCAAGGTATAGAAGGCATAGGTATCCGCGCCGCTTTCATTACGGATGCCATGGGCGTGGCCACATTCGTGTTGGAAGATGAATTGTTGCAGCAATGGTGACTTGTTCTTGAAGTAGTTTGGATTGATCCAAATTTCTCCTGTTGTGATATATGTCTCGGCGTTCTCAATATTCTTGTTGAGAGAGACTGTGGTATTGACACCCGTGCATTGCCAAAGATTTTTCTTGCCGATGAAAGCCCCATCGGAAGGTAGCGCCAAAAGGATCATTGCCAAGAATGCGAAGATGAATAGGCGCATTTTACTTTTTTCTCCAAGTGTGATATAATCCTTTTTTCCTTTCTATTTAGCGAAATCCTGATGACTGACCAAGAAATACTCGTTTTGTATAAAAATAACTCTATTTCCCTTCTTGAATTACGGAAGTTGACAGGACTGTCTGATTACAAAATTCATCAAATAGCCAAAAGGCATGGGATCGAGCTTCGTGGTGCAAAGCGCACCGTGACCTTAGTAAAGATGTGCCCTGATGCTGATAAGTTACGCCGCCTTGCGGTCACTAATATGACTAACAAAGAAATTGCTGCCGAATTTTGTGTATCTCCAAGTTTGTTGGATAAGTGGTTCAAGAGTTTTGATATTGATCGTCGCTTTCGAAACAATGAAGGCAATCGCCCAGCAAGAGAAGAATTGCAGCAACGATATGAGGAAGGACGCTCATGCCCTGATCTTGCCTTGCACTATAAGGTGACGGCAAAGACTATTAGTAATTGGCTTGAGTATTATGGTATTGAAAAACGCACATTACTCCAATCCAGACATACCTCTCAATACAAAACCAAATACAAAGAGACGTGCCAGAAGATATATGGCGCAGATAACCCATTTCAAAACAAAGAAGTTCAGGAAAGAGTAAGAAAATCCTTTGTCAGAAATGGTGATACCAAACGTTCCAAAGGTGAGGAAGATTGCATTAAAGCCCTGAATGAGTTTGCCGATTTACATCTTGAACCATCAAGACAATTCCTGAACAACGGAAAAGAGCTTGATGGTATTGACTTAGAAAAACGTGTGGCCATCGAGTTCTGTGGCCTTTTCTGGCATTCTGAAAAAGGAGGTAAAACACGCGATTATCATTATGACAAATGGAAACAATGCAAAGAACAAGGCATAAAACTATTTACCATTTTTGAGGACGAATGGGCAATAAATCGAGATAAAATTTGTCGATATATTTACATGAATACAGGTAATTCTCGCAGATATATTCAAGCTCGGAAGACAGAATTTGTTGAAGTCCCTTATCATATAGCCCGCCAATTTTGTATCGACACTCACATGCAAAACGCTGCGAACTTTCGCAGTGCATATGGGTTGGTCTACGACAGCGATCTTGTCTCCTTGATGACGTTTGGGATGCACCATCGAAATAATAAAAGTATAGTCATGAATAGATATTGTGGAAAGTTTGATGTGACTATCATTGGTGGACCTTCAAAACTAATGACCAACGTATCAAAACTGGTCGGTGAAGATATTGTAACTTGGTCAGATAACAGGTGGTCTATGGGGAATGTTTATGCCAAGATGGGGTGTGAATTTGAGACCGAATTACCGCCTGATTATTATTGGACAGATTTTGTAAGAAAGTATAACAAACAGACACGCCGAAAACAAAATACAGGTCAGCCAACAGAATTGACTGAGAAAGAATACAATGAAGGATTAGGTATGAGTAGAATATGGGACTGTGGCAAAATACGTTGGGTTTATAGAAACAAAAAAGCACCCGAGTGATCCCGAGTGCTCTTTTTGTTTGTTTATCCAAAGATTGCTTACATGATATTTTTGCAGATCGTTCTGCGATAAAATGTGTTGCTATCCTTGAGAATCGAACCTTGGTTCGAAGCCGATAGACCTTGTGCAAACGGATTTGATGCCATGCCATAGCGCGTCATATAACCGATCTTCGGATGGAATGACTGCGGATCAACGGCTGTAAATCGTTGCAGCGGAACATACGGGCAATAGAATAGACCAGCGTCATAAGGAGTTGCACCCTTATAACCTACCGTGAAGTAGTTCAGGCCAGGAGTGCCCGCAAGAATTGCGTCGGCATATGGATCAATGTAGACCTTGATACGACCTTGTAGAACACCAACAAATGTGTTGCCAGTGTCATCAACAGAACCTTCAAGACTCTTCATCGCAGGAGCGTAATCAAGGACTTCAGCAGCAGCGAGCGCCGATGCCACATCCGACGAACAGATGAGGATATTGCCCTTGCCTCTACGAGTTTCCTTGGCGATACGGTTGCATTCGCGGTCAATGTGAAACCATAGACCCTTGAACTTTTCAACTGACCAACGACCGTTAGAGTCGGTGTCAAGGTCGAAGAAGCCTGCGGTTGTGGTGTTTTCTTGAGAACCTTGTTTCGCTGTGAAGTTGATCGTGCGAACAATTTCACGGTTGATTTCGGCAAGAAGTTCCTGAGTGATGATCGAGCTAAGCTCTTGGTCAGCGTCCAGACCATGGACCGCCTTCAAGTCTTGCGCGATTTGGATTGTGTAATCACCCTTCAGGTTGCGTTCTTTCGCGACAACCGAGTTACGAGTGATTGTGAATGACATTTCAGGCCATGCGGTATTTGAATCCGTGCCCAAGGCTTCGCCCTGTGCCGTAGACATACCAGAACCGTAGTTGTAAATGCCAACTTCGGCAATGTTAGCATCAACGCTGGAGTTACCAGGAAGATAACCAACTTGCTTTTGACCAGCAGTGTTAGCGCCCGATGTAACCGTGGACCAAGTTGTGTCAACTTCATTGTAGAATGTTTGGTTGCCAGTTTGGTTGGCGTAAGTAGGACGCAAAGCGAAGACGAGACCTGTAGGTCCTGTCATAGGCTGAACACCAAGAACGTCATAGGCCATGAGGTTCGGAGCCGTGCGACGGACCATCGAAATCATGATCGGGTCGAATGTATCAATACCACCTGAGCCAGGGGTTGATGACGATGCACCCATGAAGTTCACGGGAATACCCGCTTCGTTCAACATCTGTGGTGAACCGCTTGAGCCAGCTTGGGCCAATTCGATTTCGCTGTTTTCCAGAAGAATGGCAGTTACCTTCTTCTTGTATGGGTCTGTGATCTTAGACTCACCAGCGTCTTCGAGCACGGCTTCCCATTTCTTTACGAGTGCTCTCGTATCATATTGTCTCATTTGAAATTTAACTCCCTAATTCTTCTTATTATTGGCGGGTTGTTAGTTATTTAGATTCTTGAAGATTTTACCGAATTAGTATGGATTACGTGTGTGCTTCAACGCTTCGACGTAACGTTTCATGTTGGGGGAAACCGTAGGAGTGTTTTCAACTTCCTTTTCCTTCGCAACTTCTTCTTCGGTGTATTCGACTTCTTCTGAAATCAAGTGAGTCTTGCTCTTTGGAGTAGACTTGTTGAAGTGATGATTCTTGATAGTTTCAAGCTTCTTCACATAACTATCGACATCATCAAGATCGAAACCTTCCACAAGTGTTTTGAACTTGTCAGTTTCAATTTCTGTGAGACCTTCGGACATGACTGTGACGATGTTCGTCTTCGTCAGTTCTTCGATCTTCCTATCCTTTTCGATGTTTTCGATCAAAGATGCATTCAATGCTGTTTCGGTTTCGTCCAGCTTGTCAGCAAGCATATCGACGACTTCGACTTGATCCTCGGGGATATTGAAATTATGTTCGCGGAACAGTGCGGCAAGACCTGTGATAAAGTCTTCGGCAAGTTCAGCCGAAACCGAACGTTCGATGGCAACGATATTGTCAGTTGCCCATTTCTTGACGGCATCAGATAGGAAGGAATCGACTTGTTCGACCATACCTTCATAGATGGTAGCGACTTCTTCTTGGAGAGCGGCTTCGTAGGCTTCTTCTAATTCAGCCTCGACAAGCGCTACACGCGCATTGATAGCCGATTCAAAAAGAGTAGATGCCTTTTCCTTGAAGTCTTCTGACAGTTGCGTGTCGTCACCGAACAGGGTTGCAAGGTCTTCCTTGACAGCCTGTGCAATGGCACCCTTTGCGTGAACCGACGCTTGATTCTTGGCAGCAGCGCCATCGGGGACGCCCTTGCTGTAAGTGCCGACTTGAGCCAGAACGGCATCGGCAAACTTAGCCCATTGATCGGGATCAGCCGAAGCCATGCCCTTCATGACAACGGACATAGCATTGATTTTTGACTTACCGTCTAAGGCAGAAGTGTCAACGTGCCCATTCACTGTATCTTCATCAAGCACTTCATCTTGAGCCTTAACAGCTTCTTTTTTCTTAACTGTCATATAAAAATTACTCCTAGAGGGTTTTCCGTATTCGTGTTTGGTATTTAGTAAAATGTGAACTTAGAGCTTCAATTGAAGCCAATTTTCAAGCAGACGCAGACGCGTTTCTTCCAATTCGCGTTTGGTCAGTGTCTTGATGTGTTTCTTGGTGCTTTCGGCAAGTTCTGTGCGCGTCCAATCACCCGAAATTGGATCATAAAACCAATCGACACCTTCCATGATACCAGTAACAAAGGCATCAGGTGCTGACGGGTCCATCACAATGTCTGCGGCTGTGATCAGATGGAAGTCATCTTGGACTTCTTTTAGACCTTCGTTGATATCTTTCAGAGTACCGAGACCACGGGATGATACGCCGACTTGGACGCCACCTTCGATAAGGCCACGAGCATTCATACCTTCGTGTGTGTCGAGAATGAGTGCCTTACCCATAACGTTCTTACCTTCCATCTTGAGGGAAGTAATACGGTGGGAGATACGTGAACCGTTGATCTTGGGATTCGGTGGATGGTCGAGTTCGCCAACGGCACGGTTAGCCTGCACCATTTCCTTGAGGTAACGCGCGACTTCCTTACTCATAGTTGCTTCGGGATAGATACGACCGTTGCGGTTGGGGATGCACTGCATGAAGACGCCTTCGATATAGAGCTTCTTCTTTGCACCTTCTTCGCCTTCTGTGATGACTTGAACGTCTTCCGATAGTTCTTGTAGTAATTTCATCGTTAGACAGATTCCTTACTTATATCGAGCAAGATGGTGCCGCCACCAGTCAGGGTGACGACGACATTTGCTGCCTTGTCTTGATTGAGAATCATATTATGAGCGGCGAAGTCGAACGTGAAATTGCCGCCACCATTGAAAACTTGATTGGCCCCGCGCGATACAACCCATGAAGATGAATTGTTGACAGTCGCAATCATAATCTTACGAATAGACGCGCCTGAAACATTTTGAGAAACACCGTCAGAGTTTGTGTAGCAAACGTTACTGACAGAACTATTTCCTGCAATGACAAATGTCGTTGTTGCGTTGGCCCAGAGCACAGATTCATTGAGTGAGTTCTTTAATACTGTCATTACTTGCTACCCATATACTTGAGGTCTTTTGGTTTCTTTGGCCAATCAGGCATGAAGAAATTACCACTACTATCAGTTTTTAAAGCTGACATACGTTTGCCGAGAGTGACAGCGCGTTTGATGGTTTTCTTTTCAGCCGTTTTGTCTTTTGCATCTGATGCACTATGATAATTGGCAACGTTTTTATCCATTGCAGCATTCGTTTTATCATGTGCAACATTCTTGCGACTATTGGCAGTTATGTATTTCTTGAAAGAGTGAAATATACCTTCATTGACTTTGCGTTTTCGCTTCGGCGGTGTGCGCGCTATAATATCGTGCGTTGGTTTGTTCGCTTTGATGTCGTCAGACGTATAAGTCTTCAATCCTTGTTTAGCGTTCGCAGCGGTAATTTGAGGCATAAACCCATGTGTTGGATTATCCTTGTGATATTTATTCAAGGATGCCGTATTGCTTTTCATATTCGCGAGTTGTTTGTCAGAGATTTGCTTATTGTGGTCAGGCGACTTCATGTTTTCGCGACTCTTGAATGAGGCAAGGTCACGCTTTCTCTTGGGAGAAATATTCCCATACTTGTCTTTCCAGTCGAACCTTGGATTCATTTTATCCTGTTCACCATCTTCAAACGAATTGGGAACGAATGTCGTCGGTTTTTTAGGATCGCTGAACCAACCTTCAAAAATGGCGTTTACATCTTCGGCTCGATACTTGACGCGCTTCTTCATGCCATTGGATTGTTTGACTTTGAACTTGCCCTTCAAACGATCAAGAGCGCGTTGTTCACCTTCGAGACGGTCAGGAAATTTCTTGATGTCATCGAGGCTGCTTTCGTGAGAGGCGTTCGCATAACGCGTGAGCAGACGCTTCGACAATTCGTGAAGGGTTTCTTCCTTGACCAATGTCGTTGTGCGTTTCGAGCGAGAATTGAGTGGCTTGTTCTTGAAACGCTTGCCAGGAGCCACGCCGAATGTCTTACGCAGGCTATTAGTCTGAGATGATAGCGATCCAGGCTTTTTATTTTTCAGAGTAACGCCAGAACCAGAACCCTTGGCAAACTTCTTGGTCTTGTCCACGACCAATGAGCTTTGCTTACGCTTCGGCTTGCCCTTACCAGTAATCTTAGAGATTAGTTTGCCGACAAAGGATTTCTTCGCGGCGACGCGTTCATTGAGTTCAACGTCTTCGTGATGCCACTTACGGGCATTGATGGCGAATTGCGCACGCTTCCTCTCAAGCTTGGAACCCGAGTGTGCAGCCTTGCGTTCGCGACTGAGTGGTATTTTCTTACCAGCCGCGATACCAAGTGTCTTGTGTAGGGCACCTTTCTTGAGGTGAAGGTTTAAGGTCATTACGCGCTTTCTTCGTCGTCGGTGTCGTCTTCGTCATCGGGAAGGTCATCGTCTTCATCGTCGTAACCTTCGACTTCATCATCTTCAAAATCGTCATC